GATGAGATAGCCCGTGTCTGTGAGAAAACACAATCAGATTTCAATGAGCGAACAGCGGCTATGAACAAGGCGCGCGAGTACGCAATCGAAAACCTGGCCGTTCCGCCGTTGTTTTGTTCTCTTGACGATAAGGACCCCACCTAATGCGCCACGTTACCCACACCGCAACCATCCACAAGTTGCCCACTGCTGCCCCGCAGCAGTCCGGCAACACCATCACCTTACAGCAGGCACTCGCCTCTGGCACCACACCCGCCATCCTCCGCGCCGTAGCCAACTGGAACGATCGCAAGTCGGACGATAAGCGGCGCCGTAGCGCACGACCACGCCTTCGCGTGCAGGCCGAAGCGCTGCGTGAAGTGGCCGGTCGGCTTGAGATTATGCAGCACATGCAGATGGAGGAGGCCGCGTGATGGAGTGTTTCAAGAGCGTACTGAATGGGATCGGATTCGTTACTGTCTGCATGGTGGTTCTGGCAGTTGGAGGGTTCGCATGGGCACTGACTTGCGCTTTCACCGCGTGGGTTACCGGCGTTGAGCCGAACAGCGCGACTGGGTTTTTTATCCAATTGGCGTGGGGGATTGTGTTTCTTGGGACCGTTATAGGCGCCGTTGAGTGTCACTCATGACCGCCGCTGGCCACCTCGACCCGCTGCACATCATGCTTATCGGCCTGGTGCTTCTCGCACTCGCCAATACGCCTTGGCACTGGCCGCCGGCCGGAGCCTGACAATACAGCGTGAGCGGCCTCTGCCGCGCGCTATCTTTCATTAGGAAACAAACCTAATGGCGATTAACTGGACTGAACAACCACTAGATACTATCGAAACTGAACCGGCGTTTTGTGTATTCTACGCCGGGGCAAAAACCGGCAAGACTACCCTCGCAAGCGAATTCCCGTCGCCCCTATATGTCCGCACTGGCCGTGGAGAGCGCGCCCCCGCCGGTGTGACAATGAAGTCGTTCGGTGTGTCCGACACATATCAAGATGTTCTCGACCAGGCAGATTGGATGCTTGAGGCGGAGCATGATCGAAAGACTTTCGTGCTGGATTCCGCAGACGGCTTGGAAAAATTGTTGCGTGACAAGGTGTGCGCAGAATCGAAGGTTGCAAGCATTGAGGACATTCCCTTTGGCAAGGGATATCCACGTGTAGCTGAACTGTGGGCTGCCTTTGTTCAGAAAATGCTCAATCTGAAAGAGGCTGGTTATTACGTGGTTGTTCTCGCACACGTGCGGGCAGCCAAAGTGCCTGCGATTACGAGTGAAGGCTACCAACAGTGGGCGCCAAACCTTCGTGACGAGGTGGTCGGCACATTGATTGACAATGCCGACTTGATTTCCTTCCTGCATCGCCGAGCCACAATCAAGAAGGATGATCTTGGCTTCAAGAGAACTCACACGCGCGCCGAGGGCGGTGCCGAGATCGTCATGGAGGTGCAAGGCCGCGCCAACTTCGTTGCGGGGAACCGCTATGATATTGAAAAGGCTACTATCCCGTTCGTGCGCGGCAATGGATTCAAGGCCCTCGACTATTACTTTCAACGTAACGCGTTGGCACCTGTAGTTGATGAGAGCGACGATGCGCAGGAGCCAGCCTGATGCAACCCTTCCTGCGATGCAGCGACTTTAAGCTGGCGCGTTGGCTTACGTCGAATCCGGTTCGCAACAGTGTCGGCGCAGTAACCGTCGTTTGCGGCGCAGTTGCTCTCATCTGGCCTTTGGTGCCGCGCGATGCTGGCGAGAAGATGGAGGCTGCGTGATGTCTAACCTGAAAGCCCGTCTTGCCGGCGCCTTGGAAGCCAAGCGTCGTGAGTTAATCAACCAGCCGCTGGCCCGTATCTGGGATGACCTGGCTGAGGTCGCAATTGATATCGTGCGCGATGAAGTAGCGGGCGAGGCGTATGAGCAAGGCCAGGTTGACGCCTTGAATGCGGTGCAATTCAGCGCGCACGACTAACTAAAAGCACGATCGGCCTTTGCCGAGTGCACCGCTCCGAAGGAGCAACCCGCAAGCCAACGGGAATTACATGGCAAATATCGGCAAGTTCTCTGCAACTGAACATGACACCGAACAGCGAGATTACGAAAACCTACCGGACGGCATTTATGCGTTGGAGGTGACGCAGTCGGAAGTCGCCGCAACCGCGAAGGGCGACGGCACGATCCTCAAATTGCGCTACGGTGTGATTGAGCCGGAAGACTTCAAGAATCGGCTGATTTTCGGAAACATCACGCTCGAAAATCCGAACGCTCAGGCTCAGGAGATCGGGCAGAAGCAGCTCGCTAGCCTGTGCCGCGCGATCGGCCTGTCGGAAATCGAAGATTCTGAGGAGCTTCATTTTCAGCGGTTCGTTGCCAAGGTCGGGCTGTCGAAGGAGCGCAAGGTTGGCGACAAGGTGTATTCGCCGCGTAACGAGGTGAAGCGCTTCTACTTTCCCGACACCGACGACATGCCCGAGATCGGCATTACGTCAAACGCCTCTCCGCGCACCCATGTCCCCGCCAACGATAACACACCGCCGCGTGGTGACGCGCGCACGACTGGCAATGGTGGTGCGGCAGCAAGCGGCAAATCCCGTCCTTGGGGCAAGAAAGCGGCGTAACGGCGGCGGCAACACTACTGGTGCGCAGCGCGCACCAGTAGTTACCCGACAGGAGGGATGAATGACACGAGATGAAGCGATTGCAGTTCTGGAAGAACTGCACGCGCGAGAACACGCGAGCGCAAGTGATGTTGCCGACGTGTTTGAGCGCCTTGGAATGCTGAAATTAGATGATCCTGAACTCGACCAGTTAGTGCTCGAAACTGTCAGTGTGGAATGTGGTTTCGTAAACATGGCGCGGGATATCATTGAATCTCTCCACAGGGCCGGCCTCAAGGTGGTGCGCGCATGATGAACATCTACACAGTATTCGTGCAGCGCAACGGCGAAGAGAGGTGGTTCAACTTCGCCATTATGAGCCAAGAGCAGGTGAACTTGCTCGGGCAGGCGTTCCCGGAGATCACGCGGATTGAAACCTGGAATGGTGAAACCGCTTACGAACGACAGACGGTGCATTGATGGGCGCCGAGCAACAGCAGGCAAGCAAGCACCCCCGCGACATGACATGGGATGAATACCAATCGGCAACACCTGAGCAACTTGCCGTCTATGAACGATGGTGGTGGGCAACGGTAACTCAGCCGAACATGAAGCAGTGGCTGGCGGACGAGAAGATCGACGCTGACATTTACGAGCGAGACAAGGAGTGGGTGCATTGATGCAAACCGCAGTAGCAAAAAATCCCGCTAATGCGCGCGTACCGCGCAGCAATAGCAATGTTGGCCACAACAACCCGCCCAGCGCAATCGACCTTGCCAAGACAACGATCGACGCGCTGTCGGACTGGATGAAAGACAATCCGGTTATCCAGACGGCAGAGCAGGCCAAGGAAGCGAAACTGCTTATCGACCGCGCCAAGGTCTCGCTGGATGAGATCGAGGACGAGCGCAACAAGTTGGTGCGCCCGTTGAACGACAAAGTGAGCGCCATCAACGACAAGTTCAAGGCGCTGCACAACACCGACAAGAAGCGGCCCGGCACGTATGACCGCATTTTTGCGGAACTAAAGAGCCGCGTCTCGGCGTTCCTTGTCGCAGAGGAAGAGCGCCGCCAGAAAGAAGCGGCAGAAGCCGCTGCACGGTTGGCAGAAGCAGAGCGCCTTGCGCGGGAGGCGGAAGCCAAAGAGCAAGAAGCTATCGAGAACGCCAAGGCCGGCGAGCTTGACGTTGACGTGGCCGCAGTCACGCAGGAGGCGGACGAAGCCTTCGCCGATTACGAGCGCGAGTCACGGTTCGCCGCGCGCGCCGAGCGTGACACCAAGGTCAAGCTTAGTGGCGGCTTTGGCAAGGTGACGTCGCTGCGCACTGTCGAGACTCTGCACCTCGATAGCTACAACCTGGCGCTCAAGGATATCGGCCCGCAGCCCAAGATTGAGGAGGCCATCCTTTCGTGCGCGCGTGAGTACCGGAAAACCCATGGCCGCCTGCCAGAGGGCGTGTCGGCTACGACTGAGAGGGTGTTGTGATGGATGATAACCGGCGCAATGGCCTTCCAGTAGAGGCCGGTAGGCTGATCTGCTTCTCAACTGGTGAATATAGTGATTACGGCTACGACGGACATTTCCTCACCTTGGAGCCGCTTACGCGGCCCATGGTTGAGGAAGTTGCTGACAAGTGTCGGGCACGTGCGCTGGAAGAAGATCGATACGACCAGAAGGGGTATTTCATCCCAGAATTGATCAAGCGCGGCCTAATCATGGTTGTCGATTGTCAGGAAATACATCTCGGATCGTATGGCGATTTAGCGGTCTGACTCCGCAACCCCCAGTATCTCTTTATATACAGGTGACCAATGACTCTCACAATTCAATGCGCCGATCTGGCGCGAACGCTGGCTGCCGTCTCACGATGAAACTTCCGCGTTCCAGCATCACGCAAGAGTACGTGAGAAATCGTCTCGCGTACAATGCGGATACAGGACTATTGACTTGGCTACCGCAGCCCAAGTCGACGTTTGCGCGTAGTCAGTCTTACCTGACTTGGCATAAGCGTTTCTGCGGCAAGGAAGCTGGGACGGCCATTCTGAAGAATGGGTACAAATACATCAACCTGGCGAAGAACGTCCTTCTAGTTCACCGCGTGATTTGGCTTCACCAGTACGGATATTGGCCGGATCAGGTTGACCACATAAATCATGAGCGCACCGACAATAGGCTAGTCAACCTACGTGAAGTTAACGTGGGCGAGAACGCTAGAAACACTTCCCTTCCAGACGACAATACGAGCGGACGCATTGGGGTCTACTGGGTGGCACATAGGGGAACGTGGTGCGCAAAAATCAAAGCGCACGGCGTTAATTATCACCTCGGAACTTATCACAACAAGGCCGACGCGATCGCTGCACGGGAACGTGCCGAGAAAGAATTTGGATTCCACACAAACCACGGCGCTCCAGCCAACGACAACACTCAACAAGTAGAGGCAGTTTGACCATGGATATCACCGTAAAGCGCAACGATCTAACCAAGGCTTTGTCGTCAGTCGGCAAGGTCATCGAACATAGACAGACGATTCCAATTCTAGGAAATGTTCTTCTTGTTGCGGAAGGCGGGCGGCTAACGGTAGTTGGCAGCGACCTCGATATTGAAATCTCTGCCAGTCTACCCTGTGACGGCGAGTCTGGCGAAACGACCGTTGACGCACGCCGCCTTGGCGATATCGCGAAGCGTATTGCTGGCGATGATGTCAAACTGTCAATTAAGGACGACAAGCTGATTGTGAAGGCGGGCCGGAGCCGTTTCACGCTGCCGATGATCCAGGCCGTCGACTTCCCGCGCCTAGACTCCGGCAGATTTGATGTTGAGTTTGCGATTGATTTTGTCGGGCTCATTGCCCCTGTGCGTTTTGCGATTAGTAATGAACAGACACGAACCTATCTTAATGGCGTCCACCTGCACAACACTGCCGAAGGCAGCATCCGTGCCGTGGCAACGGACGGGCACAGGCTGGCGCACAATACCGCGTGCGGTATGCCTACCATTCCGGCGGTAATCATCCCTGCCAAGACTGTTGGCCTGGTACCGGCGGGCGCGGTGGAGGTATCGCTCAACAATCGCATGTGCCGCTTTGCAACCGCCGACACAATCATCGTATCCAAGCTGATCGACGCAACGTTCCCTGACTATCAGCGCGTAATTCCGTCCAACAACGAAAACGTTGTAACCGTCGATAAGAAGGAACTGGCCTCCGCTGTTGCGCGAGCATCAGCCGTGGCCAGCGAACGGGGCAAGGCTGCCAAGTTCACGATTGCGAGCGACAACATTGCGATCGATGTGCAGGGTGCTGACGGCACTGCGCATGAGGATGTGTCGGCGCAATACGCTGGAGGCGAGCCGGTCGAGATCGGCTTCAACAGCCAGTACATGAGCGACGTGCTGGCGGCAGTACCCGGCGACGAAATCCGCGTGTCGTTGGCCGATGGACAGACGCCGGCAATCTTCCAAGGTTATGGAGATGTGCTCGGGCTCGTGATGCCGATGAGGGTGTGAGCCATGAGTAAGGGAATCCGAGTCTGGGTCGAGGAAGACGAAGTAGTCTCTCAGCTTAGCAGAGACATCATCTTGGAGGCTGCTGAAGGCTTTGGCTATAGGGATGCGCCAACTGAGGCGGCAATCACCGCCATCGCCCAAATCCGCGCAGTCCACGCAGACGATGCAATCGTGACGCTTGAACGCGCGTTCCTCCCAACTTGGGAGGATACCGCGACGTGTGAGGCGCGCTATCGCGAGGTGATGGCTGAGAAGTCCCGCAGCACTCCTGTCGCGCAAGCACAGGAGGCGGCATGACCATCACAGAACAGCACGAACCAGCTACTGACCCGCGTGACGACCTCGAACGCCTCGAAGACCAATACCAGGAAGTCGCGCGTGCCATGGGATGTCGCACGTTCTTTCATGCAGATGTGCTGGAGCGCGCGCGCGAGTTGAGGAAGTATTGGGAGAAGCACTAGCTATGGCGCCGCTGCCAAAACCCCAATCCAGCACCGTCCGCGCGATTTATCAGGCTTACGAGCAGGCCAATAAACCGCGTGACGGCCGGTCAATCTCTGTCTCCACGCTGGCGGACGAATGCGCGCGCAAGTTGTTCTACGACTTCCGCTGGACCACGCCGCACGAGGAAATCACCGGCCGGCAGTTGCGTCTATTTGAGACTGGCAATTTGGAAGAGGACCGCTGGATCGAGAATCTGCGTGCAATCGGGTGTGAGGTTGTCTGCCGCGACGAGTCTGGCAAGCAGATCATGGTTGAGGCGTGCGACGGTCATGTACGTGGGTATCTGGATTCCGAAATCGAGGGCCTGCCTGAAGCGCCGCGAACGATTCATGTCGGTGAAATGAAGTCGCACAACTTGAAGTCATTCACCGACCTCAAGAAGCGCGGCGTGCGGCTATCGAAGCCGCACCATTTTGGACAGATCCAAACCTACATGCACCAGCGCGGGCGCTCACGTGGCATCTACCTAGCTGTTTGCAAGGATAACGATGAACTGTACGCAGAGCGGCTTGAACTGGACCTGCCTTACGTGACGCGCCTTCTGGCGCGCGCCGAGCACATTATTAAGGCGAACGAGCCGCCACCGAAACTGCACGAAGATCCAAACGCCAAAATGGCGTTCGCGTGCGGCTGGTGCAAACATCGTCAGGTTTGTCATGATGGAGATATGCCACGGCGAAATTGTAGAACGTGCCTTTACAGCACGCCAGAGGCTGGCGGGCAGTGGAGCTGCGGCAAGTGGCATAAGCCTCTGAGCTATGACGAACAGCAAGCCGGGTGCAATAGCCACCTCTATTTACCGAGCCTTGTGCCGGGCACGCAAATTGATTGCGATGAGGAGGCCGGGACTGTGACGTACCTCGTTAACGGCAAAACGTGGGTGGATGGCAAGGACAAGATGGGAGAGGCTGTGTGATTGATTGGCAAACCATGGATAGCGCGCCGAAGGACGGCACGGAGTTGCTATTGTATAGCGGAGGACGTTTCCACATCGGCAGTTTCCGCTGCGACGCAAATGATTTTGACGGCAGCGGAGGTCCATTGTGGCTTGACGATAGTTACGACGACTTTTCTTGTGGCTACGCGAGTAGACCGCTTAAGCCCACCCATTGGGCCAGCCTTGCTGCTCCGTCAGGTGCCGCATGACCCCCACCCCCGCCAACGACAACCGCCCCGCGTGGTTTGATGACCTGCTTGTCGCGTATCAACCTTTGATTTGGAAGCGCTGCCTGAGAGAGCAGCGCCCAATCAACGTTGAGGAAACCGTACAGTCTGTTTCGCTACGTGCCATGGAGAAGTGGAGCCAATACCATCCAAGCCGAAACTTCGCGACGTGGCTCCTATTCATGTGCCGAGACGTAATTAGGGAATCTGATCTGACCCTGCATAACGCCGAAGAATACGTTGGTGAAAGCACGCCGCCTGCCCAACATCACGCGGCAATGCTTAGCGATGCGATGTATCCGCTATCAAATCGCGAAAAACAAGCGGTTACGATGGTTGCCTACGGCTACACGCGGCTTGAAATCGCCAAGAAGCTTGGCGTGTCAATCACGCGCGCCAACCAACTGGTAAAAACCGCTCGCGAGCGGATGAACGACAACAGGCAGGTGGCGCGCGCTGACAACCAAGAGGTGGCGCGCAGTGCTTGAGCTTAGGCCGTATCAGCGGGAGGCGCGTAAATGCCGCTGAGGTATTACCAGAAAGAAGCCAAGCAAGCAGTATTTGACTACTGGGAGCGCACGCCAGGCAATCCTCTTGTGGTGGCCGCCACAGGCGTCGGCAAGTCGATAATGCAGGGTTCGCTGACATGCGATCTTCTGGACGGCTGGCCGGATATCCGCGTCATGAACACAACGCACGTTCAGGAGTTGGTTTCTGGCAATTTTAAGGAGCTGGTCGGACTCCGTCCGTTTGCGCCGTCTGGCATTTTGGCGTCGTCCTTGGGGCGCAAGGACTATCGCGCGCAAGTCTTGTTCTCGCAGATTCAGACCGCCCACAACAAGGCGAAGATGATCGGCCATGTTGATGTTCTTCAAATTGATGAAGCGCATTTGGTCCCGTTCAAGCAGACGACGCAATATCGACGATTGATTGATGAACTTCTAGCCATCAACCCGGATATGAAAATCAATGGGTTTACGGCCACAGACTACAGGCTGGATGGCGGTCGGCTAACAGAGGGTGAGGGGAAGCTATTCGACGAGGTCGTCTATGATTACGGAATCCGCCGTGGCATCGATGACGGCTACCTGACGCCTATTACCAGTAAGTCTTTAAGCACGAAGTATGATCTAACCGGCGTTGGCCGCTCAATGGGTGAATACAAGGCAGGTGACTACCGTGCGGCTGTAGACACGGACGAACTTAATCGACGCGTTGTAGAGGAGGTTATTGACGTCGAGGGGCACCGCAGGAAGGCGCTTATCTTTTGCCGTGGCGTTGAGCACGCCGCGCGCATCCGCGATGAATTTAAGCGGCAAGGGCGCGCAGTTGAATTGGTGCATGGCGGGACGCCGGGCGGTGAGCGCCGCCGCCTGATCAAAGCGCTAGACGCTGGTGAATTGTGGGGTCTTGTAAACGACAACATTCTGTCGACGGGCACCAACATTGTCGGTGTGGATCTGATTGTTGACTTGTACCGGACCATGTCAGCCGGTCGTTACGTGCAGCGTGTCGGAAGAATGACGCGGGTTATCTATCCGCCTGGGTTCGACCCGGAGTCCGTTGATGCAGAGGCTCGGAGAGCCGCCATTGCGTCTTGGTTGAAACCAAACGGCCGGTACATGGACTTCGCCGGCAATATCAACGAGCACGGGCCTGTCGATATGGTCCAGCCAAAGAAACCCGGGGACGGGAAGGGCGAGGCTCCTATTCGCATCTGTCCGCAGTGCGAAGAGATTTGTCACGCGAGCGTGCGGTCGTGCCCATGCTGCGGCCTTGAGTTCGAGTTTGATGAGAAGCCGAAATTTGAGGCGAAGGCGAGCGACGCACCAATCATCAGTACGCAGAGTAATTGGCGGGAGGTGACAGGCAGGACGTTTAGAGAGCACCCGCCAAGCAAGCCGGGGCTGCCCCCAACCGTGAAAGCAACGTACCGACTTGGTCTGTCAGCAGTGAACAGTTGGATATGCCCGCAACACTTGGAGCACCCAGACAAACAAAAGGGGCGGTATGCGAAGATGCAGGCTGATCGGTACTGGCGAGATCATGGCGGGGCGGCACCGTTCCCAAAAACTGTATCAGAATTTTTGGATAGAGCGGGTGAGTTGCGAGTAACGGTTGAGGTCGAGACCAAGCCAAACAAGAACAACCCGAAATACATCAACGTCATCGGCTGGCGCGCCGGCTCTGCGCAAGCTGAGCCAGTTGCGGACAACGATAACTGGAAACCGCTGATGGCGGCGGGTGATGATTGGTCGGATGAAGTACCATTCTGAGGGGGGGCACATTGAAACCACTTGTAATAATCGAGAGTCCATTCGCTGGGGACGTCGAGGCCAACATCACCTACGCGCGCAAGTGCGTGGCTGACAGCGTGCATCGCGGAGAGGCCCCCATAGCGTCGCACCTGTTATTCACGCAACCCGGTATCCTAAACGACGACATTCCCGGCGAGCGCGCCTTGGGCATCGAGGCAGGCCTTGCGTGGTATCGGGTTGCGGATAAGTGCGTGGTGTATGTGGATCGGGGCTGGTCGCGAGGGATGAATGAGGGCGTGGAGCGGGCACGCTTGTTTGGGTTGGAGCCAGAGATCAGGCAGATTGAAGAACGTGAGGTGGCGGCGTGATTGAAATTACGGATCTCGCCGCAGGTAAGGTTGGCGAATATCTGGTCTGCGCCGATCTGATTCTGCGAGGCTACACAGCGTTTCCATCAGAGCAGGGGCTTCCCTACGACGTTGTTGCAGATATCGGCGGTCGACTATTCAAGGTGCAGGTTAAGACGACACGAGGGCTCCGCCAGGTGCCGCAACGGAAGAATGATGCATCTGGTTATCTTTTCCACATAAACAGATGCGGCAAGGGCGGCACAAGAAACTATCTGGATGAAGACGTCAATCTATTCGCTCTCGTCGCACTGGATGACAAAATAATCGGATACGCTTCGCCCGATAGTATTCGACGGACGATGATGTTCCGCGCTCCGCAAAATAGAGGAAAGCACCACGACGAGGTAATAGAGGCCAGACGCATCGCCGTGCACGAAGATAAGAGAAGCGGATTGTCAAACACGGAGATAGCGAGAAAGCATGGGATGGACAATTCCGTTGTTACAAGAACGCTTCGGAAGATCGGCAATACATTTAAGGCGAGTCCGTACCTAGACAGCCTAACGCTTGAAGCGGCGCTGATGGCTGCAAACGATAATTTCCCAATCGAGGTGGCGGCATGAATAAGATTGAATTAGCTGGCGGCAATGTATGCTTGTACCATGCAGACATGCGTGAGGCTATCAAGTTGCTGCCGGACAACAGCATAGATAGCGTCGTCTGCGATCCGCCGTACCACCTAACGTCAATCGTAAAACGGTTCGGCGGCAAGAATGCCGCGCCAGCACAATTCGGTACTGATGGCGCTTTTGCGCGCGCGTCGGTCGGGTTCATGGGCAAGGAATGGGACGGCGGCGATATCGCATTCCGTCCGGAGACATGGGCGGAAGTCCTACGCGTGTTGAAACCGGGCGGGCATGTCGCCGCGTTCGGTGCGTCGCGCGGCTATCACCGCATGGCGTGCGCGATCGAGGATGCGGGATTTGAAATTCGCGACTCGTTGATGTGGGTATATGGGACGGGGTTTCCGAAGTCTCACAACGTAGCCCTTTCGATCGACAAAGAATGTGGCGCAGTCGGGCATCTAGCCAAGTCTTTCAATACCAAGGGTGCGGGTGACAGCGCAGACGAGTTTGCAGCGAACGGTCGCGATTTCTCTATACGGCACGAGCCTACTACCGACGCAGCCCGCCAATGGGAAGGATGGGGCACCGCACTCAAGCCATCGCACGAGCCGATTACGGTCGCAACTAAGCCGCTTACTGTCCAGCAGCATTTCGCGATCTTGCTCGACTATCTCACTGACTTACTGGAGGAACAGACGATATGGTTCGGCTTGAATGCGCACGTTGCGGAAAGGAGTTTTTCCGCTATCCGAGTCAAGCTGGACGCGGTGACAAAACCTTTTGTTCTCGACAGTGCCAAAATGCGCGTACTGGCGAATTTCGATCCTGCGAGGTTTGCGGATCACAGTTCTATCTTCCAAGAGCACGGATTCTGCGTCGTCACAAAAACGCAGGACGATTTTGTTCAATCGCCTGCAAAGCAGTCGAGCAGCGCGGCAAGCTATCTGGCGCTGACAACCCCGCATGGACCGGCGGACGATTTGTCGATCCAGTTAGCGGCTATGTGTATGTCCGTCGTGACGGAAGGTATATCGGAGAACACCGTCTCGTCATGGGTGAGCATCTCGGACGCGATCTTGAGTCGCGCGAACACGTTCACCATCGAAACGGCGTCAAGACTGACAATCGCCTTGAGAACTTGGAACTCCTTGACATCGCCGAACACCATCGACGACACTGGCAGTTTATTCCCTAACGTTTCGCCAATCGTTCTCGCGCGCAAGCCGCTGTCGGAAGGCACGGTTGCCGCGAATGTGCTGCGCTGGGGCACGGGTGCGCTGAATATTGATGGGTGTCGGGTTGAGGCGCCTGGCGAGAACGTCACTAATCATTCCCGCGGAGCGGGTGCAGCAGTGAGCAAGGGCATATACGGAAACAGTGCCGCGCAGGAAACGCATCAGACAGTTGGTCAGGCATTGGGCCGCTGGCCCGCCAACGTGGTGCACGACGGCTCGGACGAAGTGGTCGGGGCGTTTCCTGACAGCAAAGGTCAGCAAGGCGACCTGAACGCAACTGGACGCGCTCGACCAACTAAGACGTGCCTTGGTGATATGGCCCCGCCACTGCCTCACAAGGCACGCAACGACTCCGGCTCCGCGGCACGCTTTTTCTATTCGGCAAAAGCGAGCAAAGCCGACCGCGCCGGCTCCAAGCACCCGACCGTCAAGCCGATCGCCCTCATGGAATGGCTTGCCACGCTCATCACGCCGCCGGGCGGGACTGTGCTCGACCCGTTTGCCGGTAGCGGCACAACCGGAGCTGCGGCTGTACGGAAAGGATTTAGCGTCATCCTGTGCGAGCGCGAGGACGAATATGTTGAGGACATCAAGCGGCGCCTGTCTACGCCTGTTGTTGCGTCACTAGCCTTGCCAGTTGCCGCTGCGGTAGCAGCGCAACCCGCAAACGATAATCAGCCTTCCCCACAAACCGACCTGTTTGCCGCATGACCATCACCACCCAAGACCTCGTCGGCGTTTGCGCCATTTGTAAACGCCGGCACGCAAACATCGGCTGGGCTTCACACGAGCGCGCGCCGGTTAAGTGGGAGTGCGAGGAATGCCTCTCGCTCCCGATCGAACAAGTTACGAGGTTTCACAGCATGGCACGCAAAGCACTAGACCGCTTTGAGCAGCAGGCGTTGGAAGAGGGCGGCAACGCTGGGGGCGCTTACCTTGACGAACTAGGCAAGACCGACCTTGCCAGCCTAGAGCCTTACGAGTGGTCGCATTTCCTGGGCGTGGTGCTGAAGGGTTATGCCGACAGCATGCGGGAGATTGTTAGCAGGGAGGTGCCCTACTGATGGGTACGGTAAATCTGTTTGGCGAGCAGTACACGCCGGGTCTTCATTTTAATGCAACGGATTTAGTGGGCAAGAAGATTGGCAATCTCACCGTCATCAGGGCTTCGGGTGCAGCGAACGACAATCATCTAAACTGGCTATGTAGATGTGATTGCGGAAACGAAAAGGAAATCGCATCAAACTCGTTGACCAGAGCCAAGCCCGTGCAGACTTGTGGGTGCGTAAACGGGGCGACGGCTAGGGCTAGAAGTAAACCGGATGGGGCGTGGAATGAGGGCAAGAGTTACGCAATCCTTGACGGAGAGCACTGCTACAAAAATCGCGCAGCGTGGTCTCGCGCAGTAATACGCCACCACGGGAATAAGTGTCAAAGGTGCGGGTGGTGCGAGGCACGTTGTGATGCTCACCACATCAAACCGAAGTCAGAAGGCGGCCTAAACACAATTGCGAACGGTAAGGTTCTTTGCCCCAACTGTCATCGCGTAGAGCATGAGGCGGAACGTAATGCAGCATGATAACGACAACAACCAGATATCCTTCGTCAGCATGTTTAGCGGCATCGAGGCTGCATCAGTCGCGTTTGGGCCGCTTGGTTGGCGTGCAATCTGCTTTGCGGAGATTGAGAAATTCCCGTCTGCGGTCTTAGCGCATCACTATCCGAACACTCCTAACGTGGGCGATATGTCTGCGCACGATTGGTCACAGTACGCTGGCAAGGCTGACATCGTCTGTGGTGGACCGCCCTGCCAAGCATTCTCTGTTGCGGGCCTTCGACAATCACTCGGCGACGTCCGCGGTAATCTTTCCCTTGTTTATATGAAAGCACTCCATGCAATTAAGCCTCGAAATGCCATTATTGAAAACGTCCCAGGATGGCTCTCAACCAAAGACAACGCCTTCGGCTGCTTCCTCGCCGGACTTGTGGGCGCAACTGATGCCCTACCACCACCAAAGGGACGACGCTGGCCTAACGCGGGTATGGTCGCTGGACCCAAAGGACGTGCGGCGTGGCGTGTCCTCGACGCTCAATACTTCGGACTGGCCCAACGACGCAAGCGTGTCATCGTTGTCGCAGATTTTGGAAACGGGGCCGATCCCGCAGCGGTTCTTTTTGAGCCAGAAAGCGTGCGCCGGGATTCTCCGCCGAGCAGAGAAACGGGGCAAGGAATTGCCCCTACAATTAGCGCACGCACTAAAGGCGGTGGCGGGTTAGGCACGGACTTCGACCTGGATGGTGGGTTGATTACGAAGCAGTGGCCCGCCGAAATCGCTTCCACGCTTGATACCACATTCGGGCCGAAGATGGGACAAGACAACCAGCACGTCAACGCAGGCTGTCCGCTATTCGTCCCCGGACCGGTTCACGCCATCCAAGCGGGTGCGCTCAAAGCCGAAGGTGCCGACGCAAGCGAGGATGGTACGGGGCGCGGGACGCCGATTATCGCATTCCAATCCAATCAGTCTTTCGACAGTGGGAATAATGTCGACGTCGCGCCTACATTGCGAATCGGGAGCGGTGGTCAAGGGCAGCCACCGGCCATCTGCTTCAGCGCCAAGGACTACGGCGCAGACGCTTCGATCGATCTAGCGCCAACCTTACGCGCCGGCGGGCACACCACGAGCCATGCGAATGCGGGGGTGATGCCTGCCATTGCTTACGGCTTCCAGCCGCGCATCGCTCGCAACGGTCGTGGCGACATGGGCGACGTCGTGTCGGCGTTGAATGCGCAATCCGGCGAGACTGGCAAGGGTGACGCTGCGCCTTGTGTGGCGATTGCGTTTACCACGGAGCAGACGCCAAAGTTCAATGAAGAATGCGCGCTGACCCTGACCAAGCAGTCACCTACGGGCGGCGGTCAAATCCAGTCGGTAACGTATGCGTCCGCCGTCCGTCGTCTCACACCTCGCGAATGCGAACGCCTGCAGGGCTTCCCTGACGACTACACCGCAATCCCGTGGCGCGGTAAGCCTGCCGAACTATGCCCCGATGGCCCGCGTTACAAGGCGCTCGGCAATTCATGGGCCGTGCCGCTCTTTACGTGGCTTGGCGAGCGCATCCAGCGGCTCATGCCACCCATCGCCGCCAACGATAACAATAAGGAGTCCATCAATGCAGCCGCTTGAACTCGCCACCCACTACGTCAGCCAGGGCTTAAAGGTTTTCCCGTGCCGCAGCAAAGCAGAGGAGGTCACCGACCCTTATACGGGCGAGATCACGACGCTCGGTGAAAAGACTCCACTCACGTCAAACGGCTTCCGCGGCGCGACGCGGTTCCAGCACATCATCAAGCGCTGGTTTAGCGACTGGCCTGACGCCGCCGTTGGCTTGCCTACTGGCAAAGACGCAGGCTTCTTCGTCTTGGATATCGATAACAAGCCGGGCGGCGCCAACGGATTTGAATGGCTGGCCGAAATGGAGGCGGAGCATGGCCCGCTGCCCGAGACGGCGCGCGTCAAATCACCTAACGGCGGCGAACACATCTATTTCAAGTATGTGGATGGCACGCGGAATCGTGGCAATCTAGGAGCGGGCGCGGATATTCGCTCAGAGGGTGGCTACGTTGTAGCGGCCGGCAGCGTCATGTCGGATGGCCGCGCGTACCGTTGGGCCGCCGATACAGACGGTATCCCTCCTATTGCAGACGCCCCAGCATGGCTACTCGATCTTGTCGTGCGCCGCACACCGGAACAGCCCGCCATTCGGCATGGCGGCGTTGTAACCAACAGCGCATACGTCAACGCGGCGGTTGACCGTGAGTTGGCGGAACTTGCCGGCGCGCCTATGGGGTCGAGGAACAACGCTCTCAACGACTCCGCGTTCTGCCTGGGCACATTCGTCGGTGCCGGCGCGCTGGCTGAGTCAGAAGCACGCGCATTGCTGCAAGACGTAGCGCGCGGCTGGGGCAGGGACTGGTCGCGGTGCTGCAAGACGATCGAGAACGGTTTGGCTGCGGGTATGCGACAGCCGCGCGATATCCCGGAGCCGGAACGCCAAGCCGACAACACGCGGCTAATCGACATCACGAAGATGATTGAGAACGGGCTGCGGAAGGCGAAAGAAGGGACGGCACCAAAGCCGGCTAGCGCGCCCGAGAAACCTGCAGATAAGCGCAGGCAGGACGATGACGTGGTAGATTACGTCGCCAATCACCCGGAGGAAAAGCTAGAGCATCTATTGCCCGTCCCGCCGCAACCCGCCATCCTCGCCACACCGTTCGTCTACAAAGACCCCAAGACCCTGCCGCGCCGCGAATTTGCTTTTGGTACACATTATATCCGCAAATATGTGTCCGTGACTGTGGCCCCGGGCGGGCTTGGCAAGACGGCCCTCGCGATTATGGAGGGATTATCCATGACGTCAGGTAAGCCGCTCGCCGGGACTAAGCCGGGAGAGCGGCTGCGCTGCTGGATATTCAACTCGGAAGATCCGCGCGACGAACTGGAGCGCCGGATCATGGCGGCGTGCATCAAGTACAAGCTAAAGCCAGACGACGTGGCCGGCCTATTCCTCGATACGGGCCGCGAGCAGGAACTTGTCATTGCCAAGGAAGACAAGAAATCCGGCGTGCGGATTGTTGAGCCGGTAGTGGAGGCTGTCGTCAGCCAGATCCAGGCCAACGGGATCGACGTGATGATTGTTGACCCGTTTGTCTCAACCCACCAGGTGAATGAAAACGACAACGGCGCGATCGACAAGGTTGCCAAGCTGTGGGCGCAGATCGCAGATCGTACCAACTGCGCCATCGATATCGTGCACCACCTGCGCAAGTTGGCGGATCGAGAAGCTACGGTTGAGGACGCCCGCGGCGCGGTGTCGCTTATCGGTGCGGCGCGCAGTGTGCGAGTGCTGAACCGTATGACGGAAGATGAGGCAAAGGACGCCGGCATCGCGAATGACGACAGGTTTGGCTACTTCAACATTCACCAGGGCAAGGCCAACCTGACAAAACGGGCGGCAAAGCGGGATTGGCGGTTCCTCGAAAGCGTGCCTCTCGGCAATGGGCATGGACTAACCAAACCGCAGGACTTTGCGCCAGTGGTGCGGGAGTGGAAGTGGCCCAGCACAGAAGAGGTGGCGGGCCGCATTACCGACGAGCAGAAGGCCCGCCTTGCGTCTCTGCTAAACGGGCAGGCCTACAAGCTCGCCAAGCAGGCAAAGGAAGCGTGGGCCGGTGTCGCTATCATGGCCGCGATGGATATGGACGCCGACGATAAGGCGTCGACTGGTGTAGCGGCCGGAATACTGAGAGCGCTGTTGGCGGAAGGCGTATTGCGGATTGATGAGAGGAGAGACGATCGAAGCCGCACAATGCAAAAA